GGCGCGCCTGTGCCGCTGGCGTTGGCATTGTCACGGGTGAGCATCGGCAGGACGGTGTTTGTGGCGCGGGAGGATGCCGTGGCGGTGTTGGAGGCGGTGAGGCGTGGCGTTGACGGGTAAGCGTGTTGTGTTCCTGAATGAATACCTGCGTACCCGCAATGCGACGGAAGCGGCTCGCATTGCGGGCTATGCTGTTCCCATGCAGGAAGGGTATCGCTTGCTTAGAAATGTTGAGATTCGCGCCGAAATTGACCGTCGTCTGACTGAGGATGCTATGCCGGTGAGTGAGGCGTTGACGATTCTAGCGGAGCAGGCGAACGCCGATATGTCAGACTTCGTTACGTTCTATCCCGGTTTGAAGCTTCCTGTACTCGACTTGGAAAAGGCACACCAAAACGGAAAGATGCGCCTCATCAAAAAGCTCAAGTTTCTCCCCGATGGCGGTGTGGAATTTGAACTGTACGACGCACAAGCGGCGGCGGTGTGGATTGCCAAGACTGGCGGGGCGTTCACTGATAAGCAACAGATTACGGGCAAGGATGGCGGGCCAGTAATGGTGGTTGTGGATTTCTAATGGACACGACAACGCAAGAGGCACTTAATCAATTGCAGTTTGTTGACGAATGGGTAACGGTGAAGTGGGTTCCGAGGACCAGGGCACACTATGAGGCGCTTGGTTATGCGTTTACCCGCTACTGGACAGAGTTTCAAGTAAAGCCGCAAGACCTTTCATTGGGTAGTCATGTTCTCGTAAATGTTCGCTGCTCAATTTGCGGACAAATCAGGGCGACATCGTTCAAGACATCGCGTGCTGTTTGTAAGCGATGTTCGGACGTCAACGATTTGGTGGAGCAGAAGTTCGACAAGTTGACTGTACTCGCCCCGTCAAACCGCAGAAGTGGTAAGGCGATGGTGTGGTTTTGTCGGTGCGATTGCGGGCGATATGTCTACAAGACCGCGCATGTGCTTTTTCAGCCGGTTCCGCATAGTTGCGGGCGCGGTGTGTGCCATTCCAGGTGGAACGAAGGTATTTCGCGCGAAGAAAGGATGTTCCATAGGGGGCAACCATATTACAAGGAATGGCGCGAATCGGTATTCAAACGGGATAGTTTTGTTTGTCTGAAGTGTGGTTATACGGGTGGCAAAAAGTTAGTAGCGCATCACCTAGACAGTTGGGATTCCGACAAGGAAAAGCGGTTCAGTATCGACAATGGCGCTACCTTGTGCAAGACGTGTCACAAGGCTTTTCATGATGCCTATGGCTATGGAGGAAACACTGCCGGCCAGTTTAGAGAGTGGCTCAATAGTCAAGCGTGTGCGATTGTCGGATATAACGACGTTCACGCCGAAGCAACTAGAGGCAACGCGCGTTGCTGATGCTCATCGCTACACTTTATTTGGCGGGGCGCGCGGACCAGGAAAGAGCCATTGGTTGCGGTTCTATCTGCTCAGGTACTTGCTGAAAGTATACGCCGAGCAAGGGATTCGCAATGTTCGTGTGATGCTGGCGTGTGAGGACTACCCATCATTACGAGAGCGGCAAGTCGTTAAGATTGAATCGGAGTTCCCCGGCTGGCTTGGGGCGTATTATCAGCAAAAGAGCGAGTTTGTTCTAAATGATGACTTTGGCGGCGGGACGATTGCACTACGGAATTTAGATGACCCTTCCAAGTACATGAGCGCAGAATTTGCCGTGATTGCCATAGACGAAATAGCCAAGAATCCAGAACGCTCATTCCATGTGCTGCGCGGCTCTTTGCGTTGGGCTGGCATCGAAAACGTCAAGATGATTGCTGCCACCAATCCAGCGGCAAACTGGACCCGTGATTACTGGATCACAAAGTCTTTGCCTCCTGAACTCGAAAAAGAGGCGGCGCAATTTGCATTCGTTCCGGCACTCCCCGGCGATAATCCGCACCTTCCACAATCATACTGGCAGATGCTTGACACCCTGCCGGGGGCGTTGCGTTCTGCTTGGCTGTTGGGTGACTGGTTTGCTGCAACTGAAAATCTCGTCTACGACACATTCGCCGCCGACAACCTGACCGACGCCGAGCCGGATCCGGAGCGCCCCATCGAACTCGCCATTGACGACGGCTACGTCGACCCCCGCGCCACACTGTTCATTCAGCGCCAGCCGGGGGGCGACATCTTGGTGTTCGATGAGTTGTACCAGACCAAGGTGTTGGAAGAGCGCACGGTGCAGGACATCCTCGAGCGCTGCGAGCTCAATCAGTGGCCGCGTCCCGAACTCGCCGCCGTGTCGCACGAAGCACCCGCCCTGCGTGAACGGCTGCGCAAGGCTGACATCCCCGCGCGGAACTGGCTGGCAGCAAAGACGCTCGTCACCGGCGAACGTAGCAAGCGCGTGGCGGCAATCAAGCGCACGCGGGAACTTGTCTGCGACGGGCAGGGGCATCGGGCCATCAGGGTGCATCGGCGCTGTAAGCACCTGTTGGATGAAATCATGGCGGGGTACAAGTATCCCGAGGGCAAGAAAGCGAGCATCGACGACATGCCGGAGGACGGGAACGACCATGCGTGCAATGCGCTGGAAAGCTGGATATTTCTGAGGGCGCAGCGATGATCGACGGTATCCGGCGTGAGTACAACGGCGTGCGGCTGGGCAGCGCAGCCGGCACCGCGCTGCTGTGGCTGCTGCTGCTGCTGCCTTGGCTAGTGGGGTGGACGATGGGCTTTATCTGGCGTTGTATCGTGTGGGTGGCGGCGGCATTCGTCGCCGGGTGGAAGGCGGGCGCGGGTGACGCGCTGCATAGGCAGGAGGAACGCAGGCAATGAGCTATCTAACCAGTGTACGCAACCAGGTGCAGCGATGGGACGCCAAGGCACCTAAGCAGCCGCAAGCGCAGCCTGACCTGCTGGCCAGGCGTGGCGCCGTCAGCTATGGCGGTACAGAGGCGCCGGCCATCAGCGACGGCTACGAGAGCTACGCCAACACCTACCGCAGCTATGTGTGGGTGCGCAAGGCCATCGATGAGAAGACCAAGAACATCGCCAGTCTGCCGGTGCGCGTGGTAGATGCCGACGGCAAGGCCATCGACAACCACGTCGTGTCGCTGCTGCTGCGCCGGGGCAATGACCAGATGCCTATGTCGCAGATTTGGGCGCAGTGGCTGACCAGCATGGACCTCGGCGGCGAAGGCCCGTTGGAAATCATTGACGACCTGCGCGGTAATCCGCTGTGGTTGTGGCCGCGCCGCCCTGATTACGTGCTGGTGAAAGCCGACGCCGACCCGGAGCGTGCCAACTACCCAAGCGTGGCCGGCTACGTCGTCATGCCGGAACAGACCGGCGGCAAGCCCATCGACGTGCCGGCGGAGAACATGATATTCACCCGCTACCACAACCCGCTCAGTATCTGGCGCGGCCTTGCCCCCATCACGGCGGTGCGGGCCAGCATCGTGATCGACGTGTATGCGCAGGCGTGGTCGAAGACGTTCTTCCAGAAGGGCGCGCGGCCCGACTTTGGCATCATCGCGCCACAGGGCATCACGGCGACGGAGAAAGAGCGCATCAAGGCTGAAATCATGCACCAGCACAGCGGCAACTGGTTCGAGCCCATCGTACTGGAAGAGGGTGTCACCGACATCAAGCCGTTCAGCTTCCCGCCCTCCGACATGGAATGGGTGCAGCAAAGGGAGTTGAGCCGCAACGAAGTCGGCGCCATCTTTGGCGTGCCAGATGAAGTGATGGGCTTTGGCCGCGATACCTACGAGAACTACGGCAAGGCTGTCGAAGCCTTCTGGACGCTCACCCTGCGCCCGCTCGTGCAGTTCCGTGACGAAACGCTGACCCACTTCTTCACGACGCGCCGGCCGCTGCTTGTCCCTGGTGAGCGCATCGAGACGGACCTGTCCGGCATCGGCGTACTGCAGGAGGACCTGCTGCCCAAAGTAGAGGCCGCGTCCAAACTGTGGGTAATGGGGGCGCCGTTCAATCAGCTTGACGAGCAGCTGCGCCTCGGCATCGGGCCGGTGCCTAACGGCGAATTTCCCAACGGGCAAGACCCCGCCGTCGCACAGCAAATGGCGGAACTGGCTGCGCAGGCCCGCCAGGCGCAGCAGAGTAATCAGCAGGACCCCAACCAGGACATGCAGGACAACCAGGACCCGCAGAACGGACAGGAGGCGCAGCAGGGCGGCAAATCCGCAGTCCCTTTTTCGATGACTGGGCTAACTACCCGTGACGGCTGGCTGTCCACCAAGGCCATGATGCTCGCTACGACGCCCGCCGACGACGACGCGGTAGAGCGCATCATCGCCGAACTGGAGCGGCGCGGCGAGTTGGCGATAGCACGGGCGTTTCGTGACCAGGCGAGCAGCATCTTGCCGCCCAACGCCGATGAACTGGACCTGTGGCAGCTGATGCAGTACGTGAATCAGCGCATCGTCATGCCGCAGCCGGCCATGGACGCCATCGCCCGCACGCTGTACGACGCAGCCGGCGCCGGGGTGAACATCGCCCTCGACCAGCTAGATCGCATCGGTATCGGCTTTGACTACACGTTGGTCAACACCAGGGCGCAGGGCTGGGCACGGCAGTACAGCTACGAACTGATTGCAGGCATCAACGATACGACGCAGGCGGCCGTGCAGCAGGCGGTGGAACGTTGGTACGGCAACGGTGAGCCATTGAGTGCGCTGGTTGACGACCTCGCCCCAACGTTCGACCGCAAACGGGCGCGGCTGATTGCGTCCACGGAAACCACCAGGGCGGCGGCGCGCGGAACATACACCGGATTCAAGGAGAGCGGGGTAGTAACGGGCATTGTATTTAAGACGAGCAAAGACGAGCGTGTCTGTGCGTGGTGTGGCTCGTTGGACGGCAAGATTATCAGTATTGACGGTGGGGCGTTCTATGACGAGTTGCCCGCAGAGTTGCAGGCCAAACTGAAGCAACGCTTTGACCTCCCGCCAGTGCATCCAAATTGCAGGTGTCGCATCGGTGCACAGGTGCTCGAACCATGATCAACTACCGCATCGAAATCAATGACAGCGCCGTGTCCAAGCTGTTCAACCGGCTTGACCATGCCAGTGTGATGCAGGTGCTGCGCCCGCCGATGGAGGCATCGCTGACGAGCCTCTATAACGACCTGACGGACTACCCGCCACCATCGCGCGGCAAGGTGCGGTTTAAGAGCGCACGCCAGCGCAAGTACTTCTTTTGGGCAGTCAAGCAGGGGATTATCACGGTGCCCTATGTGCGCAGCGGCAAACTAGGGCAAAGCTGGACTACCCGCATCGATACGACGGCGACCGGCATGTACGGGCGTGTTGGTACGAACATGAGCTATGCCAGGTGGGTGCAGAGCGACGAACTGCAGGCGCGTATCCACCGCGGCAACTGGATGACCGATGAACAGGCATTCGGGCAGCGGCGGGACGAGATAGTGCAGCGCTTTCGGCGGGCCATGCGGGCAGCACTGGCGAGCGGCCCCAGCGGCGGGTAACACCTTACATGCCCCCGTCCCATCCCCGCCATTCTTACCGGCACGTCATGCCGAAACGGGGCGAAACGGGGCGAAACAGGGTCAAAACCCTGGACAGGACATGGACATGGCGGTGTCTGACGGGGTGTAAGTGGGGGCTGGGCGTGGATGGCTATTAAAGGGCGAATAGGGTACATGGAGCAGCTCTTTAATTTCGTCATGGCGTAGAACTTGCGGCGGTGGTAGGTTGGCAGGCGTAAGGGCGGGAGACTGTGGACATGTCGAAGCTGACGAATCGAGAACGCGAGGTTGTCGAACTGTTGGCGCAGGGAATAAAGCAGACGGAAATCGCGCGGCGGCTGTGCATCGAATACACGACCGTCAAAAAGCACACACAGGCGGCTCGACAGAAGACGGGCAGCAGCACTACAATGCAACTAGCAATCAAAGCAGCGCGGGCGCTGCAAGGAGAGTGAGTGTATGGCACAAGGAATGAAGCGGGTGCAGGTTTACCGAGTCAAGACCACGGCAGAGATAAACCGCGACGGCCGCACCGAAGAAATAAAGCGAGACATCTGCGTCATAGCCAATAGCTATGGCGATGCACAGGACATGGGTAGCAATATCTTGTTGAACGAATTGACGCTGGAGGAACGCGCTACTGCCAAGATCACCTATTCCGACGCCACATCTGAGGGGGTGATGTGGGGAGGTGGGGAGTGATGTATTTCATTGTCTACGAAAACAGACCCATAGAGCTGCCGGCAGGCTATGTGCCATTGCTCAGTAATGTCATTACTTACCAGCACCCGCTCGTTTGGATCGACCAGACATCCAAATCGTACCGAAAATACTTTGTCACGTACATTCACTTTTGGGCAGAGGTTGACGACGCCTACGCCTTGCGTTGTCGTGGCGTGCATAAGGATTTAGAACCCGCTGAGGGCTACGAACCGAGTGGGCAGCGAGAGAATGCACTACCTAAGGAGTGGTGAATATGGCAGAAACGAAGGAAGCACCAAGGGCATTAAAGGACATCGTTTCGTTTTTAGCACACGATGCTGGATGGGAGTTTACCGGGCTGCACTATGATGGCCTTGCGCCTGATGGTAGACCGCGGCAAGTGATTTGCCGTCACGGTATGCCGGAAGGTTCTGGCTGGTCAACCACGGCATACTATTACACGACCATGTTGGAACTGAAGAAGATCGGCTATACCGACACCAACCAGGTGATCCCCGTAATGATCGGTGTATGCAAAGGTGGCGTTTTGCATTACTGTGATATTGCGCCAGAAGAGGAGGGGAAGTGAGCGACAAGATAACCATTACTAATATGAGAACTGGCGAGAGCGTCGAGATGGACGCATCCGCCGCTATCGATTGGGCTGCGCAACAACTGTTACTAGCACAGTTAATGCTTGGCAGCGCCAAGTCAGAAGTAACGATCAACGAGAACGACCGAACCGCTACCGTTACCTATAGCTGGCCGGTAGAGCCGGTTACTTATTCGTTGTCTCCGATGCTGGACAGGCTAGATACTACTCCCCCACCTTCAACCACAACGCCGTCAACGCCGGCACCGTGACCTCGCTGCCCAGCACCGTCTTGTACGTCAATCGCCCATCCACGCGGGCGATCATCGTCACCATATCGTCAGTCAGCACCCGCGCCTTGCTGTAGCCGGGATACTGCACGTACACCGCCTGGCCAGCATCGCCGTCCACCAGCACACGCAGCGCCGCCCCGTCGCCGTCCTCGATGACCTGCACAACCTGGCCAGCCATGTTGAGGTACTTGCCCGTGTGCTGCTCCGTGTTGCGGGCGAGGTCATCGTAGGCGACTGTGACGGCGGCGGTTTGCAGCTGCGGCAGCGTCATGGCGGGCGCTGTGGGTGTGGGTGCGCCGATGGTAGCATCGCCTGTGAACCCGCGCATGAAGTTGGACGCGAACGCGACGCCTAACAGCACAAGCACTGCAATGCCGATGGTCTTCAGAATACGCATGGTTATCTCCGTTCTGTGATTTTTTTCACAGTATAGCACCATTCTGCTTACGCACACCTGACAAATAGTGTCTATTCGGACAATAGAAAACGTGTTCTTGGCTCGCTACACTGATTGTAGCGGGCTTTCTATTTCCAGGGGCGACCATGACCATCCAGCACAAGACATTTACAGCCGAGTTAGTGAGCAAGAGCGACACCGGCGGGCGCATTACCATCAGCACGGCGGGGTGTGACCGTGACCACGATAGAGTCATGCCGCACGGGGCGGTGCTGGATAACTACCTCAAGAATCCGGTGGTCATGTGGGGCCATTCGTACTATCAGCCCTCCGACGTCATCGGGCGCACGGTCAACCTGGAGACGACTGACGGCGGCATCATGGCCGACTTCGAGCTGCGGCCGGCGGCGAATGACCAGGACCCGCAGAACATCGTGCGGCTGCTGTGGGAAGGCGGCTGGGTACGCACCGCGTCGATTGGCTTTCGCCCGATCGAGATGCAGCCCAACGAGTTCGGCGGCAACGACATCACGGCGTGGGAACTGCTCGAATGGAGTTTGGTTCCCATCCCCGCCAATGCCGATGCGCTGCGTCTGGCTGCTAAGGCCCTGGATGGCGAGCAGAAGGACGCCGCGCCAGACGGTGAGACGCCGGCCGCCGCCGTGGTAGAGGCCGCGCCGGTGGAGGATGGTAAGCAGGACACCGGGAACGACAGCGAAGGCGCAGCACCCCCGATAAGTGCCGCCGATGCTGATGAGATAAACGCAATTGAAGCGGCGCAGGAACTACGCCTTGCCGCAATCCTGGCTGATTTCGTGTCAGCCATTCGACCTTATTTGGCAGTGGAGTAGTGCTGGGAGGCACATAGCAATCATGGCAACACAATTCGATGCAGTACTGGCGCAGATGGCGGAACTGACCAACACCGTCAAGAACGCGCCTAAGCAGGAGCTCCAGTGGGAGCAGATCGAGAAGCAGTTCGGGGGCCAGATTGACGCCCTCGTGGCCGCGCAGGTCAAGGCGGCGATGGACAAGCAGCCGGCGTTTCGCACCGGCGGCGCACCGATTGCGCACGACGGTTATGCCAAGGTCGGGCGCTACAGCCGCTTCCTGAAGTCCTTCGAGCAGGGCCAGCAGCACACGCAGTGGGGCCAATCGTTCCGCCCCGTCGACCTGCTGCTCGCCAAGATGCTGCTGGATGGCCAGGTCAAGAACTACATGGCCGGCACCGGCGGCAACAAGGCACAGCCTGCCAGCGATGACCTGGACAACGCCATCAAGGCGCTGACCAGCACCGGCGCCGGCACGGGCGACGAACTGGTGCCGACCAACATGGCCGGGCAGCTGTGGGATGATTTCTTCCTGGCCAGCCGCATCGTGGCGACCATGCAGCGCATCGACATGCCCACCAACCCCTTCGATATCCCGCTGGGCCTGGGTAATGTGACGTGGCGCAAGGGCACGGAGAACACGGCGACCACGGCGAGCGACCCGGCGAGCGCCAAGAGCACGCTGACCGCCACCGAGCTGATCACCGAACAGAACTGGTCCTATACGCTGGACGAGGATGCGGCCGTGGCGATGGCGCCGGCCATCCGTGCCCGCCTCGCGCAGAGCGGCGGCGAGGTCATGGACGCCTTCGCCCTCAACGCCGACAGCACCAACGCTGCGACCGGCAACATCAACCTGGACGACGCCGATCCCGACGATGCCAGCTACTACCTGAGCGCCGGGCAGGATGGCTTGCGCCATGCGTGGCTCGTTGACAATACCGGCATGACCGTTGCCGCCGGCGGCGATGCCCTGGACGCGGCTGATATCACCGGTGCGCTAGGCAAGATGGGCAAGTATGCGGTAGACCCGGCCCGCCTGACGATTGTCACCGACGCCGCCACGTACCTGAATGGTTTCCTCAAGCTGACCAACGTCGTCACCGTGGACAAGTTCGGCCCCAACGCCGTCATCCTGACCGGCCAGTTGGCGACCTACTACGGTATCCCGATCATCGTCAGCGCCTCGGCGCCGAAGACCGAAGCGGACGGCAAGGTCAGCACCACGGCCGGCAACAACACGCTCGGGCAGTTCAGCATCTTCCACCGCGATATGTGGTATGCCGGCTTCCGGCGCAACCTCATCATCGAGACGGACCGCGACATCCAGAAGCGCATGTACGTGATGGTGACGAGCCTGCGGCAGGCCATCGGCTGCTACGGCACCCGCTCCACGCAGACCCACACCAGCGGCGCAGCGAACATCCTGGTCTAGTGACGGCTAACAGGTGACGGGGTAGGGCGCAGGCTCTACCCCTTACCCAAAGGGGGAACAGTGAAAGCAATCAAGACCTACGGCCCCACAGTCGCCTTCGTGCTGCTGCTGGTGTCGTTCTTCGTCGCCGTCGCGCTTGTGCCATCCAGTGGCACGCAGGCGGCGCCGGCAGCGGCACCCACGCCCGTGGCCGCGGTGCAGCGCAGCCCGGCACCGGAGTTTCCGCTATTCTTCAACGGCAAGGTGCTGACCGCCGACACGCGCAGCAGCTGCTTCGACGTGCCGGATTATGCGGTGGTGGATCTGCAGTGGATTGTTGACCAGACCATCGTAGACGCAGCGGCAAACACAACTACTTTGACCTTGCAGTGGAGCAACGATAACGCCAACTACGTGAACGGCGTGGCGGTGGCGTCTAACGTCATTACCGACACCGACGACCTGCAGCAGTTCCAACTGTTTGGCCGGCACGCCTGCGTCTACGCCGACGTCAGCAACACCAACCCGGTCACGCTGACCGTGCTAGGGGTGGTCAAGTGATCGTCAAGCTGCGGGCGCTGGGGCGCTACGTCAACGAACCGCGTGGGCTCGCCTACAACGCCGGCGACGTGTTCGAGGCTGACCAGGCGACGGCGGCGTATCTGCTCGCCGATGCGCCAGGCACGTTCGAGCGTGTGGTGCTGGCCAAGCAGGTGGAAGCGCCGCCGGCGAACAAAGCGGTCAGGACGCCGGAACGCAGCAAGGGCGGGGGAGTGCTGTAGCAATGGCCGATTATTGCACGCTGTTGGATGTGCAGCAGAAGGGGCGTATGGACATCGTAGGCGACGCTTACGACGGCACGTTCACTTCGCTGATTGCCGCGTGCAGCCGCTGGATCGACGCCTACTGCCGGGTGCCGGCGGATGGCTTCCACGCCACAGCGACGGCTACCCACTACTTCGGGCGCAGCGACGTCAAGGCCGGCACGCTGATGCTGGATGACCCGCTGGTGTCTGTGGCGGCGCTGACCAACGGCGACGGCGCAGTGCTGGCCGGCGACGCCTACCGGCTGCTGCCACGCAACGCCTCGCCAAAGTGGAGCATCGAGCTGCGCAGCGGTAACGCCTGGCAGTGGTCGGTCGACGGCGAAATTGCCGTGACCGGCGTATGGGGCGCCGCGGCGACCGTGCCGGAGCCGGTGCGGGAAGCGTGCATCGTGCTGGTGGCGTGGATGTTCAAACGTTATCAGGCGGGACTGCAGGATGTAACCGCCGTGCCGGAAATCGGGCAGGCCATCTACGCCGAGAGCGTGCCAAAGCAAGTGCGGGCGCTGCTGGCGCCGTACAAGCGGGTGCTGCTATGAGCCTGGACGCACTGATTGACACGGTGCGGACGCATGTAGGGGCCCTGGCTGGCCTGGCACGTACCTATGACGACCCGCCGGAATCAATGCAGGAGTTCCCCTGCGCCATCGTCTACGCCGCCCGCGGCGAATACGAGTTCGGCGCCGTGGGCCGGTCGTTCCACACGGTGATTGTCGAGATCCACCACAACCGGCAGGTGCTGCCGGAGGCAATGGACGCCGCCAAGGTGTGGCCTGACCGGCTCTACACCGAACTGGCGGCGGCGAATGACATCTATATCTATGACCGCATGCGCTACGTCTGTGGGGGGCTCCCCTACGGGCGCGCGGGCGGCACCGAAGAGACGCATTACGGGGTGCGCTTTGAAATCCCGTGCAAGGTGATGCAATGAGCGACATCGTTTTGAGGTACTTGGGCGGCGCCTTCATCCACGGCGTACCCGCTCGCGACCTGACCGCGGCAGAGGCGGCGCAGTACGGCGCGCTCATTGCCGACCAGGAAGCGACGACCCACACGCAGATGTACGAGCCAGTGCCACAGCCGGCGCAGGCGTCGAAGGGCAAGCAGCAGCCGGCACAGGAAGCCGCGCAGGAGGAATAACCGTGGCATCATCATATGGCCCATTTACGATGAATAAGACCGCCCTCGGGCGGGAATCAGCGTTTGGCACCGGCGTCGCGGCAACAACGCTTTGGCGCGGCCCGTTCAGCATGGTAGAGGACTCGTCGGAAGTCGTCACGGTCGACGAGAACGTCGGGCTCCTGGTGCAAGCCGAACGCACCTACTTCACTAAGCACATGGGCAGGCTGGCGATGCCCTCCACCGAACTCACGTTCGAGCAGGTGTGCCACATCCTCGAAGCCGGCGTCAAGACCGTGACCCCCACGGGCACGTACACGCGGGCCTATGCGTACCCCACCGACAACACGGTGCCGACGCCCAAGAGCTACACGATCGAGACGTACAACAACCTGGCTGACGTGGACGCCTTGAAGATGACCGGCGCCCTGGTCGAAGAGTTCACCTTCGAGGGCAACGCCCGCGAGGCGTGGAAGATGAGCAGCACCTGGTTTGGCCGGCGACCTGTCACGACCACGCCGACCGCGCTGTCTACGCTCGTCACGGTCGAAGAGGCGCTGATTCCGAAGACGCTGCTCTACATCGATGCCACGGGCGGCACGGTGGGCACCACGCAGAAAAGCGGCGTGTTCATGGGCTCGCAGGTGCGGGTCAAGACAGGGCTGATTCCGCTGCCCGTCGGCGACGGCAACCTGTACCACGCCACCTACAAGTGGACCAAGCCGGAGATCACGTTCACGCTGACGATGGAGTTGGAGAAGGACGGCGCGGCTTCGATGGTCAGCACCGAACGCACGGCATTCACCAACCGGGCGGTGCGGCTGTTCAAGACCAAGTGCACCGGGTCAAGCTCCAAAGAGTTCACGATGACCTGGGCCGGCGTCTACGACAGCGTAGGCGACTACACCAACGCCGACGGCAACACGACCGTGCAGTTATCGGGCCACGCGGTCTACAGCAGCGCCGACACGCTGTTCTGGAATTGCACAGTCGTCAACTCAGTATCGACACTGCCGTAAGGGGGCGCATGGGATTCTTCACTGGCAAGACGAAGGTAGTTGACCTGAAGCATGGCAACAGCGTAACGCTGCGTATGCCTACGTTTGGCGATGTGTACGAAGCACGCGCCGCGATATCAGGTAACGGGCGGGCAGTAGACGAGTTTGCGTTACGTGCCGAGATGACTGTCAAGGCGATAGTGTCTTGGGACGGACCAGACTTTGAGGGTCAGCCGGTGACACGCGAAAACTTTATGCTCTTGCCGTTGGATGTCACCAACAAGATCATGGAGGAAGCAGCATCTATGATTTGGTTAGGTGACGACGAGGGAAACTGATATGGCGTGGGTACGAAGACCGGATTATGCACGATTCGGAGAACGTATCCACGCCGACCCGTTACGGCGTACTCATGACGGTCATGCGGGAATACGGTTGGTCATGGCGGGATTTGTGCGAGGCGCCGGCGGATTTGGTCGAAGAAATCTGCACCCGCACGACGGCAGACCAGCACTGGACGGCAGAGCGTAACCGGCGCGATGCGCAGATGAACGAAGCGCGTAACGCTTTGAGCAGGTAAGGGGCGGCACTGTGGGCGATGAAGTCAAAGTCGGCATAGTTGTAGAGGATAAGACCGGCCCCGGCCTTGCATCGGCAAAGCGCAACATCGAGGGGCTGGGCAAGGGCGCGGCGTCGGCGGCTAGTGGCTTTACCGTGATGGAAAAAGCCATTATCGGCGTGGGCGCGGCTGCGGCAGGGCTCACCGCGGCGGCCGGCTTTGGCGTGCTCAAGATGGCGCAGGGTGCCCTTCAGTCCTACGCCGCCTACGAGCGCCTGGGGCAGTCGATCAACGCCCTGACCGCCAAGCAGGCACTGTTGAATGGCAGCGCCACGACGATGACGCAGGCCTTGGCGCAGACGAAGACGCAATCTAAGGAACTGCTGGGCTGGATTGAAAAGCTGGCCATTGCATCGCCGTTCAGGCAGGATGATGTCGCCAATGCATTCCGCTTGGCGATGGCGCTGGGGTTCTCCACCAAAGAGTCGCAGCGCCTGACCGGCGCAATGCTCAACTTTGCCACGGCGACGGGGGCGGGTGGCGAGACAATCGAGCGCATTAACCGGGCACTTGGGCAGATGCGGACCAAGGGCAAGGTTAGCCTCGAGGAAATCAATCAGCTGACTGAATCCGGCGTCGATGCCATGCGGATCCTGCAGCAGGCGACCGGCAAGACGGGCGATGCGCTGTACAAGGACATTTCCAAAGGCGCAATCTCCGCAGACTTTGCCATCAACGCCATCATCAGCGACACCGAAAAGTTGTACGCGGGCGCGGGCGATGCGGCGGCGACGTCCATGTCGGGGCTGCTCTCCTCGCTGCAAGAGGTGCAGGACATCGTTGGGCGCAAGCTGTTCACCGGCGTCTTTGAGCAGCTACAGGGGCCGCTGGCGGCGCTGACCGCCATCGTCACGGCGCCGGAGTTCAACGCCGGCTTGGAGCAGTGGAGCGCCACACTGGGCAGCTTCACCGGCGACCAGTTGGATGCCGCCGCGGGCGCAATGGAGCGCATCGACGCAGCTATATCGCCGCTACTGAACGCAGGCGCCCCGGCCTGGATGGTGGCGCTGCAAGGCATCGCGGCGGCAAGTGGGTCAGACTTTAAGATCACCATCACGCCCGAAGTCACGTCGATTAAGTTGCCCTCTGAGGGGCTGGGCATCGACGTAACGGCGACCGCAACCAAGTTGGAACTAGGCGCCGGTTTGCCGCCGCTGCAAATTTCTGCCGACATCTCCCCTGAGAATCAGGCGACGATTACGAGCCTGCTGGATGCAGCAGCGAAGGGCGGCGCCAAGGGGTTTGGCTACGAGTTGGGCGTACAGACCCGCATTGCCCTCCAGGCGCAGACGGGCGAACTGGGCGCGACGTTCACGGCGTGGGGACAGCAAGCCAAAAGCAACCTTGACGCAGAGTTCGCGACGTGGGAACCGGCAGCGGTTGCTATCAGTGCTAAGTGGGACGAAATCAGCCTGCTCTATATGCAGGGCTACGCCAAGGGCTTTTTTCTCAACGCCGAATCAAAAGTCGGCTTGATAGGTGACTGGCTTTCCGGCACACTCGGCACCCTATGGAGCAGCATACAGGGCTTTTTCAACAGCAAGCCGGTACAGATTCGCACGCAGGGCTATTACTCGCCATCCTCGTCATACACTGCCGACACAACGCCGCGCGGCTATGGCTCATTCAAGGCGCCAATCGACGTTAATCAACCCTATCCTGAATACCAAGGCGACCCCCGCTACCGCGCCATCGGTGACGGCTTTTTTGGCGGCGGGCTTGCCATCGTTGGCGAGGCGGGGCCGGAACTGGCAGTGCTGCCGCGCGGTACGGCCATCTACAGCAATCGCGATACGCGGGCTATGGGTATCCCCGGCTTCGCTGGGGGCACGACGCAGCTGCCCCCCGGCGCGGGGCCATTCATTGCGCTGCTGCGCGGGATGGGGCTGTGGAAGACACAGGCGATGGGGCCGGCTACGCGTGCCGATGCGGGGCCGGGTGCGTGGGTAGACTTCACCAAGTCCGGTGAGCAGGCCATGCAGACGGCCGCCGACCGCACCGGCGCCGCGTTCGAGGAAACCGCTGCCAAGGTCAACAAGTCGTTCGAGAGCGCGCTATCCAGCGTCCCCGGCTTGTTCGGCACCTCGCAGGTGACAGCCGAAGATATGAAAAAGGCGCAGTTGGGCATCTACCAGCCGAAGGCCGATGAGTACCTGCGGCAGCTCTCAGATGAGGTGCTGAATGGCAAAGAGCATGGCGACAAGGTTGACATCAAAGACGCCGCGAAGCGTGCGGGCATCGACCCCAACCTGCCCAACGACATCATTTTGGAGCTCGTCAAAGAGGCGTGGAATAACAGCAGCTTGTTTGCCGAGGGTAAGAACCTTGACCTCATCAACACCGATGCGGTCAAGGCGGCCATCGAGCAGCAGCAGAAAGAGCTGTCAGGGCAAGCCAGTTTGAAGGCTATGTTTGGCATCACCGACGAAAACCTGCAAGCGCAGAGCGAGGCGTTAGGGCAAGGCCTCGCGGCGGTCTTCGGCGGGGCAAGCGAGACAGATGGCGTAAAGGCGGCAGGCGCGGCATTGTTTACTGGCGCCATGAACGGCATGACAGACACTTCGGTAGCGTCCAAAGGCGTGTCGAACATGACGGGTGCGCTTGTAACAGCATCGGGCACGCCGGAAAACCAGGATGCGCTATACCGCTATGGATGGAGCCTATGGGCGCCGATTGGTAGGGGCGCGGCGGCGGCGTCGGCGGCTGCGCCTATTCTCCCGCAAGGGCCGCCAACCTCTAACGGCACGCCTCCAAGCACACCGCCCGGCAAAGCCGTCGGCGTCGGCTACTGGCAGGGCGGCTGGATGCAAGTACACCGCAATGAAAACATTTACGCCCCGCGTGGCACAGAGGTGCGCAACGCGCGCGAGGGCGCCCGCGGCGGGGTGACGGTGATCAACAACGTGACCATTGCGAACCAGATTGACAGGGAATCGTTCCTGGCTGACCTGACACGGCGGGTACGGAGGGCTTCGTAATGGCGCATGCGCTTAGTATCACCGATGGTACTACCACGATCAGCCTGTCCACCACCAACGCTTACCTCGGGCTCTACGTGCCCGTGGAAGCGCAGCCGGGGGAAACGTCGGTGACGGAATCCGTCGAACTCACGTTCTACGCTGCCAGCGCAGCGGCGATGCAGACGGCCATCCAGGGGCTGCAGCGCCTGCTGGATGGCGTGCGGCGCCGGCAGCAGTGGGGCGTCGGGCCGGTGGTGTACTTCCAGTTCCAACCCGACGGCGACAGCACCGTATGGCGCAGCGAGATGCTTGACGCGCGCTTGGAGTACAAAGAGGATACGCTCTCTGTCTACCCGCAGGCGAAAATGCCCGCGACGGTGCTGATTCAGCGTGTGCCGTACTGGGAAGGCGCACTCACGCAGATTCCGCTCACCAACGGCAGCGCATCGAACAACACGTCGGGGCTGACCATTTACAACCACGACGACGGCGGCGCCAACCATGACAACTATGTGCAGATTGCCGCGGCGGACGTGGGCGGTTCGCTGCCGGCGCCGGTCAAGCTCGAGCTGACGAACAACACCGGCAGCACGCAGAGTTGGAAACAGATATGGCTGGCGAACAATGCGTTCAGCGACCCCGCGAACTTTACGCACATCCTCGAGATGGAAACTGCCTATCTAAGCGGCGGCAGTACCGGAAGCAACGCCGACAGCAGCAACAGCGGCTACGTGATCAACACGTTCAATTCGCAGAACTCGCAGCAGTTTACACTGTCGGCGGCGTTGCTCCAGGACGCGCTTGGTTACGACTTCCATATGCTGGCGCGGTTCCGCCTGGTTGACAACCCCGTCTATATTCGCCCGTCCATCATGGATTCGAGCGGCAGTTACACGTTATGGGCAGGCGATGAAGTGCAGGTGACGACCATAAGCGATGCGATCGTGGACCTTGGCGTGTGCCCCCTGCCCCCCGGCGGTTACAGCACGGCGTATGGTGCGCAGCGGCTGCAATTAGCCATGCGGGCCGCGTCGGCGTCGAACGTGCAAACCGACTTCATCGCGTTCTTCCCGGCGAACACATTCCGTAAACTGCGGCTGCTCTCGACTACCGCCAACGCCGTCAAGGTGACGGATGACCAGCCGGAGGGCCGCGCCTACAGCGTGAGTGGCAGCGCCGAGACGCCCAACGTTGCGGTGTCAGGGCTGCCGCTGACGGTGTGGCCCAACACGCTGCAGCGCATCTATGTGCTGTGGAGCTACTTCGATTTGTCGGCGTCCATCTCGACAACAATGAGCGTCAAGGCATGGTATCGCCCGCGGAAGGCGAGCTTCTAATGGGTTACGTACTGCACCACGGCGATTGCTTGGAATATATGCGGGGCATGGATAGCGCATCCGTTGACGTTGTGTTTGCCGACCCGCCGTATAACGTTGGGCTTAAGTACGCCACATATAACGATAAGCTGGACAAGCAAGCATACCGCGATTGGTGCGCAGAATGGTTTGTAGAGTGCAAACGCATAGCACGGTATAACGTAATTATCACTCCCGGCATGGTTAGCGTCCCTATGTGGCTCAAGGAAATCGAGCCAACGCATTACCTGATTGCATGGACTAAGCAGAATAATTGTTCCCGCAACTACATCGGCAAGACTAGCGGTTTTCAGACGTGGGAGCCGATTCTGGTTTACGGCAGGGCAAAGCGTTGCATCCTGCGTGATTCGGTAGATGTGCCAATCTCCCGGCAGAAAGACGCCGCGGGGCACCCTTGCCCCAAGCCGTTAAAGTTGCTGCGTTGGATTGTAACCAACTTCACCGAACGCGGTGACATCGTATTTGACCCGTTCACAGGTTCCGGCACAACGGGGGTTGCTTCGCTTATGGAGGAACGCAACTTCATCGGCACGGAGATGGACGCGGCTTATTACGCTATTTCAAAGCGTCGGCTAGATAACGTACAGCCCCTACTCGCGGAGGCGGCAGACTAATGCCCGACTTCACCGTGTCATTTTGGGACCGCGACAATAACGCCGTGATCGCCCCCGCCGGCCTGGTGTTCACGCCCGGCCGCATCAGCGCTGTGGCGCAGGGCGGCTACGACAGCGCGGACATCCAGGTCAGCGGCCCCGAGTTAGCGCTGCACAACCTGCGCAACTGGCTGCGCTACCGGGTGGAAATCACCGGGGCGGCGGGGCTGCTGTGGGAGGGACACGTCGACAGCATCCTGCTCACCCTGGCCGGCGTGTCGATCAGTGTCGGTACGGAACAGATGTACAACGCCATCAAGGTGCTCTATAGCTACACCGGCGACGATGGCGGGTCCGAATCGGGCGAAACCGACTGGGGCACCGACGCCGACAGCATCAACGAGTTTGGGCGCAAAGAGGCCATCCACTCGAGCGGCGGGGAGACGACATCAGAGGCGGCGACGGCGCTGCGTGACACGGTGCTGGCGGGTACCAAGAAAGCGAACGCGCCGACCATCTCCGTGGAGAATGCCGGTGACACCGCATCCAGCGCAACGCTGACTTGCAGCGGCAGGTTTCACCAGTTGGAATGGCGCTACCACACCGACGCCGGCGGCTACGAAGCCAACGAGCAGACGGGGGAGCGCACGCTGCTGGGCTGGACGTACACGGCGGCGACCATCGGCTTTGTCAGGTCACCCTACAATCGCCTGGTGGATTACAACAGCCATTTGGACGCCATCGACGCCGACGATCAGCTGTTGGTCAGCGGCACCTGGGGCGGGTCCAACAACGGGCTCAAAGTTGTCAAGGGCAAAATCAGCGGCGACGAAAAGACGTTCAAAAGCTACACGGCGAACACCATTTCGTTCGACCCCGCAGACGACGTGCTGGACAGTGCCGGCGGGCTTGACTTCGTGCAAGCCAAGGTCGGCGTGACGATCACCGGCACGACGGGCACGCTCAACGATGGCGTCTACCTATCCAGCGACGTGACCAGCCCGACGCGCTTTGAGGTGGCAAGCTACGGCGCCTCGCCTGTCGTGACGCAGGCAGCGGGGCCAAACGTCACCATCACCACGACGCATGCGGTGGAACTGGTCAGCAGCCCCGTCAACGAGCCCAGCGGCAACACCATCACGCTCACCGCCTACGGGCAGAAGATGGCGCAGCGGTTCCAGTTGAGCAGCGGGCCGTGGGTGTGTGGCGAAATTGCTATCCATGTCGCCAAGTGGGGCACGCCGGCCGACGATGTGGTCGTATCGCTGTTCAGTGACGACGGGGCCGACAAGCCTAACGCCCTGCTGGGCTACGGGCTGATTCACCCGGTTGACATCCCGGCGCAGTCCGCCACCTGGCGCAGCGCCAAACTTATCAGCCCCGTCACGTTGGCTAACGCAACGAAATATCACATCGTGGTCAGCCGCGGCGGTTCGTCGCATCACCTCAACTATTACACCGTCTCGCGCGACGCCGACGGGCAGTATGCCAACGGTGCCCTGCTGCTGTGGACGGGCATGACCTGGGACCCGCCGTACACCACGACTGACATGGCATTTAAGTTGTGGGCCACGATGGACAGCACCGCCAAGATTGCGGCCATCGTCGCGGGCGCCACGGGCGTCGTGTCGGCGACCTACGCGCAGGCGCTTTCGAGCGTGCGCACGCGCCAGCTGCGGGACAATCGCTCGACGGCCTGGGAAGAAATCGTGCAGCTGCTCGACACGGGCAACAGCGCGGGCGCACGGCTGCTGTGCACCGTCACCCCGCAGGGCACGCTCGTTGTCGATGCGGAGCCGGCCTACGATGCGCAGACGGCGCTGGTGTGGACCCGTGACGGGCGGCTCCGCTACAGCAACGGGCGCTACCTGCTGCCCGGTGTGCTGCCCGTGGGCAAGTGGGTGCAGGTGGAGACACTGCTCGCGGCGGACTGGCAGGCGGACACGACGCGGTTCTTGGTGGACAGCGCAGAGTACGACGTCGAAAACGGGCGCTGGTCATTGCGCCCCAAGGCGGCAGCGAATCCGTTTGATTTGGGCACGGAACAGGGCTAGGCGATGGCACGCAGATACAGCAGCGAGTACAAGAACCTACAGCCTTATGTGGTGGAAGATATTCGCAAGGTCGTCAACGCGGCAGGCGCGAGCGGCGGCGGGAGTGTAACCCAAGGCGTTACAGACCACGGCGCACTGACCGGGCTGGGTGATGATGACCACCCGCAGTATCTGACGCCCGTGCGCGGCGATGCCCGCTACATCACATCTGCCCGGCAGGTTATCGCGGGCAACGGTTTGACCGGCGGCGGCGACCTGAGCGCAGACAGGACATTCAACGTCGGCGTGTCGGGGCTGGGGCTAGGCGTCGGTGCCGATGCCGTCACGCTCACCAGCAGCAGCGACGTCGGCACCTCGCCGGCGGCGGCAATTCTGGCCAGCACAGCCGGCGGGGCGCTCACGCTCTCTAGCCTGTTCGTCAAGGGTTCAGTGTCGCTCACCAACAATGGCGACCTGACCGTCGCAGGATCCGGCAGTTATGCGGGCAGCGACGTGCTGTTTGTGGACTCGTCTGGCGGCAACGTGGGCATATTGCGCGTGCCTGACTCACAGTTCGCCTTGGACATTGCGGGGCCGGCGCGCGCCGAATACTGGATCGGGCCGCACGCCATCCAGCTGTCAAACGTTGTGCTCTTGAGCCACTTCGATGGGCGGCTGCCCTACGAAACGAACTACAGCGGCGAGCCCAACGGCCACATGGGGCAGGTGGCGACGGTGGCAGGCGGCGTGATATTTCGGCCGGGCAAATACTACAAAGCCGTCCAAATCGCTGAGAGCGGGTATAACTACTGCCCGAACCCCAGCGCGGAGACGAACGCGACCGGCTGGACGCAGGAGTACAACGGCGGCACACTGACCAGTCAGGCACGCACGCAGGAGCAGGCGCTGTACGGGACGTGGAGCGTCAAGATGACGGCATCGGCCGCCAGCACATACACGTTCAATCAGCCCCATTTCCATGCGCCGGCCAG